AGTATATTGGGATTTTTGTGCTAACTGGTTGTACTCGTAATGCTGGATTATTAATATTAGGCTGATTTTGAAGTATCCATACTGGCGCAATACTTATTTGTTCAGCCACTGCTTGTAAGTATGTTCCATTATAATATAGTTCTATTGTTCCATTTTGTCGTCTTTCTATATCAACTCTTGTGCCTGTGGGTATAGTTATGTTATTTAATGTGAATTGTGAAAGTGTGTACAACACTGAATTATTAAGTATTTGGGTTGAGGATGTTAGTGTTGTACGCCCTGTGTTCTGATATACAACCCCAGTCCCTATAGGATTCTTTAAGATATATTTATAACTTATGTAGAAATACCCAGGTATAATTGGCTGTGAATTGGCATCAGTACATCCAATTTGCAATGCTATATATATAAAAGGATTTGATTCTTGGTCTATTGCGCCTCCCATTCTATATAAATTATATTGTAGGTTTGTTTTCATACGGACAGTTGAAGTGACTGGCTTATAGCATTGGGTTAGTGTGCCGCCATTTGAAGTTTTAAGTGTTTGTTGTAGATTGTCTTCAGTCGGTACTTCATTCCATAATGTACCAGCCAACACATTACCTTGCTGAGTCACTGCACATTGAGGTATGTAATGCACTTTAAATAACAGTGGTCTATAATTTTGGTAACCTTGAGCAATGGCTGATATCCTAGTTCCTGTCCAGTAGGCTGGATTTGCTGGTATCATGGTTATGACTGAAGATGTTGTGTCACCTGCTAATTGTGTGGGTATCTTATAAATGAGGTCTGTGCCAGATACTATTGCTGAAGTCCCACTTAACTGCATAGTATTAAATGTTTTAGGGACTGTTTTTGTGTATGCAGCTGCCATCCGATTTCTTCTTATCCTCCTACGAGCCTGTATTCGTGCTTGTCGTGTTTGCTGTGATTTACGTAGTTTTGCACGTCTTCTCCTTCTTCTATTGTTATTATTGTTATTGTTATTGCTATTATTATTATTATTATTGTTATTC